CCTTAGTTCCATGAAGTCGCCTGATAGTAGGCTACTGTCTGTCTTGGTTGGCGTTGCGCTGGGCGTGTACTCTCCGTCTGCTGGGGTGTGCTTTAGACAGCTAAAGCAGAACATATGCCCATCGCTGTAGAGACTGTTGGCGTCTGATGACCCACAGGCGTCACATGCTTCGTGAGACACAAAGGTACTTTCTTCTTGTTCAACCATCTCTTTCATTCCAATAATGTGTAAAATCGTGATCGTTCAGTCCTTGGATGTTCCTGTGCTTCTCATAAGCACCACAGAACTCGATCAGTGCATCAAGTTTCTCTTGTTTCTTATCTGACAGAGTGCCTTTTTTGTATTTGTCACTCATTAGTATTCTCATCAGCTGTGTTTGTGCATATCGTATGCCTACAAAGTTTCTCATGTTTCTTGCTTCCCTTAAAATAAAAAAGGGCGATCCTAAGACCGCCCTCTGCTCTCTTTATTTGGCTTGCTTCATGCCTATGTGACATTCTTCAATCCACTCTGATGGTATTCGCTTGTGTGCCCATTCGAACCCATTCTTAATGCAAAAGTCTGCATAAGAAGTCTTAGACCCCTTATACAGTTTCGCGTTTGCATTCTGGAAAAGAAAACGTAGATCAAGGTCTGGCAGTTGCTTCTTGATCAACACATGTTTCTGTCGATCAGCTGTCACCCAGCGTCCTTTGGTTTCTAAGAACCATACACCACCAGCCTTCGGGAGAATGAAGTCTGGAGTGTACTTGGCAGTCCGCGCTGGGATTAGGTAAGACAGTCTTTCAGTTTCATAGGTAAATGGAATACCTAGTCTCCTGAGTTCTTCTGCTACCCCAACCTCAAGACCTGATCTATAGCCTTCTTTGATACCTCGGTATCTATGGTTAGAAGTCAAAGTTGTCTGCGTTTCCTGTAGGTGCGAATGGTGCATCCATTGCTGATGTGTCCACAGTGAACCCACCTTCCTCGATTGCTCCAAAGCCTGTTCCATTCATACCTTGGATGGCTTCGACTATTTGGACAGCCTGTAGTGTGATAGACACCCCACATTGACCACTGACTTTGTAGACATTTAGGAAGCCTTTGAGTCTCAGACGACTACCACCACCGATCTGTGGTAAAGCATTGGTTGGTACTTTTTGACCAGCTGTGTCATAGAACTCTGGCATGTATTTGGACTGTAGCTTAAAAGCCACTTCCCCAGTCTCTTCGTCTGTTTGATAAGGTACTCTGTAATGAGCCTTCCCATGTTCTTCTTTAGCCGCATCCTCAATGATCTTTATTAAGGGCTTTGCGTCTTCTGGAGACAGCAACAGTTCTGACTTATATTTACCTTCGCTATCGAAGGCTGTGTCAGGTTTCAAGAGGTGTGGATACTTAGCCACGCCTGTTGGTGTCTGGAAGTTTATCTTTTGTTTCTTAGCCATTCTTTTGTCTTTCTATAGAAAAAGGCCACCTATAGAGTCTATAGATGGCCTTTAGTTTGGGAGGAGGTGAAGTCCCTAGAGTCTTAAGATGAGGGAGGGAACTCAGGGGCTTCTTAAGGGTGACAAAAGTATTAGCTAAAGCAAAACTGGCTGTCCCTTATCCCCTGTAAGTCTAGGTTTCCCATTTGTGGTATTGGGTCTACTTCAGACCTCTCAAAGTCAAACGGATGATCCAGCTGTTGCCTGAGTTCCTCTTGCCACTTCAGCAACAGGTTTTCGGCCTCATACATCTCAATGTGGGCTTCACGTACCCCATAGTAGAGGTCGTCCACATCTCCTGAGATTGCAAATGAATCATGAATCATAAAGAAGTCCTCAGTAGCTCCAGAGTCTAGCAGTAGAATTATGGTTTTAGCCATGCCAGCCGCATCGAAACTGTGAATCATATTAGCGGCTACAGATGCTGTATTCTTCCTGACATCCACCTTACCTGTGTCTAACGATAAGGAGACCTTAGACCTAGTTCTCTCGCCCACCGCTGTATCAAACAAGAATATCTTGGTCTCTACTCGGTCTCTCTTTAGGTAGTTGTGAAAGACCCTAAACCCACTTGGTGAAGTCCAGTTGACCAGCTTGTTTTGCTTGCTGAGAACATTGGTGCACGACTGTATCCACTTCATTGCTTCAGCGGCCTTGGGCAGTGTCTCCACAATGCTGTCGTAACAATGTTCAGCAAGGTAACGAGCCGCAACTTTTCGCTCCTTATTAGTCCTCGCAATCGGATGAAACTCGATGTCTCCATAGCTGACGTCACGCTGTAGCGGTTTCATTACGTCTTCCATGAATTGACCAGTCATACCAGCCGCAACGGAACTATAGGCGAATACCATTGATGGTCTTTTACACAGCTTACGATCCACACCATAGTCTAGCCAGATACGCGCCAGTTCTGCCTTGGTTATGGGGTTCTTTCTAAAGTCACTACTGTCACTTAGATCAGTCTTAAGCCTCGTTTGTACTTTGTCAGCTACTGTCTGATAAAGGTCAGCCATTTCAGCCTGTGGAACAAGGTTTACAAGTTTACCCTCGTCTTCACCTAAAGTAAGCATTGAGTAATGCTGAACGCCACTATTAGTCCCATCAAGTGAGATAGGAATGAAGCCAACAAAGTCTTCACCTTCCTCAAGGTAACGTGCATATTCAAAGATTGCGGCTAACATCTGAAAAGGCTTGTCTGCACCAGACCATTGACCCAGACTGTTCTTGTAGTCTTTAGCCATATCGAGTAGCACACCCTCATTCTTGTCAAACCATGCCACACGTTCATTAAGAGGTGCTTTGTCGATCTTCTCAAAGCCAGAGCAATTAGCAATGTGTATCTTTAGCCACTTGATGTTTTGACCATCGACGACACGTCCTCTTTGAAACTGGAAGAGTGACTTAATGTGGTCGTCACGATGGTAGTTAAACGATGGAACCATATTGAAGCGGCCTCGGAAGTCACATGCCCAAGGTATCGTGAAGTAATCGTGTACTGCCAGTTCATTAGCAATCTGCAAGTCCTGCTTCATGACAGCTTCAGCACCCTTGACCCTGCGGTCTGTATTTCTCCATTCACGCTGGTCTTCTTTGATTGCTTTCTTTAGATCCTGATCCATTGTCATGTGGTCTTTGGGTAGCCTTGGAAACTCTGGTTTATCTCGCTTTGGGAACTTACCAAATGACTGCCTAGTTTCCCAGCACCACTCGACTACTTCCAACATCTCCTCGTTGATACAAAGCCTCGTTTCTTGCAGTGCATTGAGTGCTCTAAAGTGTACTGGAGTTTCCCCTTTGAAACTGTGTTCTATGGCCTCAATCTGCTTGCTTGAAGCCCCTCTGACCAGCTTCACGCACTCAGCTAGTCTCCAGTCCTTGTAAGCCCCTGTGTGGAAGCCCTGCCAAGGGTTTGGAGTGTCCATTGGAATTGGCTTAAGTAGCGGTTGTGACCACTGGAGATACTCTTTGCTTTTCTCAATCTGTCTCATGGCTTCATCAGTAAACGAAAGCCTTGTAATGGAGTTCTTAGGGGTGGTGTACTGAGTGTCCTTTTGAAACACATGACAATACTGAAAGATGGCTGAAAGAACTGGGGCGGCGTTGGATGTCCTTCGCTTCATGTGCATCTTACGATCACCCTTTTTCTCTTCGATACCAAAGTATACAGATTTGGTGCCATTCTTAGTCGCTATGTTCCTGAGTGCCTTCAGTCTAACATGTGCTGACGTGTGGGCTTCAGACACCATCTTGACTATTCGTCTGTTGTTCTTGTTGGCTTCCTCGTCGTCGCTGTGAAGTAGCTCAAGTGCTAGACACTCACGATCTATAAGGCTTCCGATTTCTTGGGTGACACTACTGAGCGTACTGTCTTTCAAGACGGCATTGTAGCACGTCTGTAGGCCGATGAGTGCCAGCTGTCGTGGGTCTAAATGCATGAGGTCGTTAAGCCACGTTGGGCGGCGGCCTTTGCCTTGTCTAGCTTCCTCGATGTCTTTGGATAAACCATCAGCCACTAAGTCTAGGACTTGCTTAAGTTGGCTGTATTCTGGTGCTTGCTCGGTTACGTTTTCTGCCTGTTGATACTTCTCGTTAAACTTACGTCTGCCATCTTGTTTCATGGTCTCGTTGTAGGCTTCTGAAATAGGGTTGGCCTGTGTGTTGCTATCGTTGCTCATATTTTGGCTCCCCCTAATTTAACAGGTGGGGCAGTCTCTGGATTACACCAGCTAGACAGTGGATTTCCAAAGAAACCTTGTTGACAGTTACTTATTTTCACTTTTGTCGTGCTCTTATACATTATTACTTCCCTTTTAAATTTCCAGTCCAAACAGATCAGTCTGTTTAGCT